CGCGTGGGGCCGTCAGTCCGTCTTGATTATTCAGTCAGCGAATAACCCTCTCGCATCCGAACGGCTTTCGTCGCCGGATCGAGGCTATTGAATTGCTCGCGCGTCATGGTCTTGGCGCCGTTGTTGCCATTGCCACCATTGGAGCCGCGCGCACCGTCGCCCTTATTTCCGGTGCCTTTGAGGATGTGTTCTTTCTGCGGGTAGGCATCCACCAGCAGTTCAAGGGCCTCTTCGAAGTCGGCAACCTCGCCCGGCTTGGCTCGGCTATAGATCGGATTGCCGGCCATATCCTTGGCGACAATCTTGCCGTCCTTGACTTCGAAGTTCTGGCCAAACCGCGCCTGCAATAGATCGGCGGGGATGGCGATTTTTTCCGCGATGAACTTGGACCGCGAAAATGACCCGCCGATTTTTTCGGCATACAATTCCGATTCCAGTTTTTGCGCTCGTTGCACAACCGGCGCGTATTTTTCCTCGATCGCCTTGACTGCTTCGGCGCGAACCGTCTCGACTTGGCCAGCGTCAACCAGCTTCTTGTCGTCCAGGTTCTTGACGATACCGAGCGCCTTCAAGGCTTCGGCCGGGTCGGTGATATCCTTGTAGGACACCAACTTGCCCTCTGCGGCTTCTGCTCGCTCGCGGTGCGACTTGGCCTCGCCGTTCAAGCGAGAGATGGTCGCCAGCGTGGAGGGATAATCGAATGCGACCTCTTTGCCGTCATCTGCGAGATAAACAGGCTTGCCATCACTGACCACAACGTGGCCCGCGTCATCCGTTTTTAACTTCATGGTTTCCTCTGGTCATCCGACCTGATGGAGCATCAGCCCCGTTTCGCCTATTAAGCCGACGATCCCGCCAGCCATCCCGGAGTAGGCGCCCCGAGAATCTCGCGCGTCCATCCACTCATGGAGCGGACGACGTGTTGAATGTGCGGCATGGCCTGTTGCCAGCCTTCATGAAAACTACGGCACTCAGTCCACGGCTTACTGTCGAAGAAATGTGCGCCGCTATCAGTCATCGGTACGCCAGCCAAAACGACCCGCTCGCAACCAGCATCAAGCGCGACCTTGACCGCGAATAACCCAGATGAACCGGAGAGCTTTTGACCGGGAAATAAAAAGCCAGTCGTTTCGTCGATCCCATCCGCCTGTTTGTGACCGATGCACTTTTGTGCTGGCTTGAACCCGTTCGCTTCGCGCTGATATCGCCATCCCGCCATTTTATCGGGGTGCAATGTGACGGCGATATCAAGATGCCCGTCGTATTGGGCGATGGCGTCATTGACCGCGACCGTCAGACCCGGCGTGAACAGCGCATGTGCGGCCCGCGCCTCTTCCCAAACACCAGCCGCGCCACCAAGAACGAGCGCAGTCAGCAAGAGAGGATCACGTCCGCGCGAATCTTGCGCTTCACTTGGTAACCCAGCCCCAAGCCGATCACCCATTGCTCTGCGGTATCGCGTTTGATGCCGTAGTAGCGTTCCGACAAACCCTTTTCCTCGAACATGATGACGGGCTTGAACTTGCGGATTGTTTGTTCCGCGCCTCGTAATGCCAGCGGCTCATAGCCCTCGATATCGAGACAGAGCAGATCGCAAGCAGGGAGGTCGAGACTATCAATCGTGATGACCGAGATCGCGCCATTACCCGCGAGGAAGTGCGCGCCCGCATTGCCATCAACTGTCACCATGCCGATTTTACCGCCCCTTTCGCCGAATGCGACGGGGCGACCGTAGGTAAGGACGTTCTCGGGCACGTTGCGTTCAAGACACGCGAAATTCGTAGCGTCCGGCTCAACCGTCATGACCAGTTCAAATGTCTTGGCGAGATGCGATGCCCAAACCCCGACATTGCCGCCAGCCTGCACCGCGACCTTACGGCCCTTCGTTAAAGCGATAGCCTTGTCCAGGTCGGGCAACTCGTCATGGATGACTTTGTGGCACCAGTCGTCGTTGACGGGCCAATAGAAGTTGCCGCGCTTAATCAGGTCCATATTCAGACCCTACCGGTCGCTTCATCCAAACAAAATGACTCGTAAACTGGACGGATACCGCGACCACTTCCCATCCTGCCGAACCCCACTGGTTCAATTGCGTCTCAATGAATCGGTCATTGCCGGGCGCCATGGTGGCTACCTTGTATTCCCACTTGGGAGCGTCGTTTATCGCCACTCGCGCAACACCCATCCGGATTTAAGGTCGTGAGGCTTGGGAAAACCATGAAACGAAATCGCCGCAGCATCCGCAGGCGGAGCCATCTGGCACTCATGGACCTTGTACGAGGCGATCGACCGTTCGCCGAATAGGTCGCGGAAGGTCTCGGCACCCTGAAATTCAGTGTCGCGCAAGCAGTCTTCGATGAATGCTTGGTCGCCAATCCGACCGCCGGGCAGCGTTTTGTCGTAGTAATGCGCGAGACGTATCGGGTCTTTCGCGAATGTGGTGTATAAAAACGAATAGTCTCCGGACCACGCCATTGCCGTTGAGCAGAGCAGGTGCGGACGGTAATATTCGTGGCACATGGTCATGCGGTGCGGATAGGCGGCGATCGCATCAAGCGAACCGACGACGATGCTATCCAAATCGAGGTAGAGCGTGGCACCATCAATCGGCGTAGCGAACGCTTCCAACTTCGACCACCAGCCGGGCCAATCGTGCCGCAACGGAATACGTTCGCAGGGCACGTCCACGTCACTGAAACAAACGAACCGATACGGCAGCGTCAGATGTCTCGCTACGCCATCGCGCAGCTTCCTCACCCATTCGGCCTTATAAATGCCGCCTGATTTCAGAACGCAGGCTACGGTAAGCACTTAGACGCCAGCGACCTTGAGCATCTGACGGGCGGTCTGAATCCATGCCTTCCAAAAATAGCGCATGATGTTTCCTATGCTGCTTGGGGTTGATTCTGGTTTGCAATCGGTTGGCCCGTCACCGGGTCGATCTCTTGCTCCGGTACAAGCCCGACCTGATCCGACGCGATCTGTTCTTTTTCCTTATCAGCGTCGAACTGCGGGCCAAGGATGCCGCGCCGCTGCAATTCCTGCCAAAGCGTATCCTGCGAAAGATCGCCGCTCTGGCGCATCTTGATTAGGTTGGCGGCTTCGTCCGTGCCCTCGCTATCAAGACCGAAATCGGTGTGGACGGACACTTCAACCGTTTCGGCCTCTTTCAGCCACATCGCGGTGTAGACGAAGGCTTGCTCCAGAACGTCTTTCAGAGCATTGGCCCAAACCTCAATGGCCGAATGCGCCTTGGCGGAATCGATCGCGGCGGCGGTCGCAGTGAGATTGCCGGACTTGTGTGTCTGTGGCTGCATAGCCAATCGTCGGAAATGTTCAATCTTGCCGTCAACGCTATCCTGCACCGCCTTGATATTCGCGGCATTGGGCTGGATGAAATCCCAATCTGTCGGATTTTCCGAGGGTCGCGCCCAAAGGATCGTTTTCGGCCCGACCGTGATTTCAACGGCTGGCGATTCCACCAACCGTTCGCGTCCGTCCACGATTTGCGGCGCGGATGTCGGCTGCGGCGGGTCCATGCCAACCGCCTTGAGCATCGGCGATCCGGCATAGGTCAGGATTTCATCCTCACGCGAGAGTGCGCGATAGATCTCCAACTGCATGACCGCCAGATCGAGCAGCGGCGGCTTGACTTGGTATATTCCCGACCTCTCACCCGTGAAGAACAGCACGATCGGTATTTCCGGCAGCGTCAACGCCCCGGCCCCGACCACATCCCATTTCACTTCCTTGGTGACTGCATCCTGATGCTTTTCATACAGCGTCCAGACTGGAGCACCCGTATTATCTAAATAGATATGCCGGATGCGCTGCTTTTCGACATCGTCAAAACCGTCCGGCACAACCTCGCATTCCTTGAGGCGGATGTCCTGCACTACGTCGCGGCCGTTAATCTTCTTGGTGTAGAGCGCGAGGATATTCGTGGCATCCAACGGCACCCAATAGGGTCGCACGCCCGATGCGTCTTCCTCGGCTTGCGTCTTGGCAGGCTCAACATCTGGATAGGTGACATAAATACCAACTACGCCCGCCGCCACGCCGTTGATGAACGTGTCACGCGCGAAACTGTGCAGATCATGACCTTCGCCGTCGATATCCTCCGCGATTTCCTTGATGCGGTCGGATACCGTGCCCTGCAATGCAACGGCCTTGGTGAACGGCTTCGAGCAGAGATTGCGCAGCGCATCAACGAACTCAGGCCGCCACGGTGTGGATTCCAGCCGCTTCTTGAATTCCTTCACTCGCTCGTTCTGGTAGCGAGGTAGATAAGTCTCGCCCTTGGACTTGACCACGCGTGCGCCCGCGCGGATGTCCGCGATCATCTGCCAGTCGTCAACCATGGCTTTATAATCCGTCGAAGGATTTGACGGATCGGTTTTTGGGTCAACGGCCATCGGTTACCAGGCTGTTTGAAATGTGGTGGAAACGGCGACCGGAGGCGCGCGCCTCACACCCTCTAAGGCGTAGCGCAATGCATCGATGGTATGGTTTTTCTTGTCGGCAAGTTTCGGCAACACGTCGCCGGTCAGCTTATCGACCTCGTAGGAATACATCGTCAGTTCGTCGATCACGTTCTTGCAGCGCGGATGCACAACGATGTCATAGGATCTCAAGAACTCGACGCCCTGTTCAACAGAGTTCGGCCCCTTGATGCTGGCCTGTATTCGGTCGTATCCGTTCCGCCGCATATACGAGATGTTCTGCGGGTCGGAACTATCCGCGACGATCGGCCACTTACGAGAGTCTGGCACCTTGTCGAACAGTGCCGGCGTGCGATCGATCTCGCATCCGACTTGCCACGCCTCATAATCAACAAAGAGCTTCCGATCGCGGATGAAAGCCCGAACCAGCACAGTGGGGTCAACCGAGAAGCCCCAATCCGCGCCAAAGTACAACCGCGCATCAGCAGGCGTTTCAAATGTCTCGACCGTCCAGTTTCTGAAAACCCGCGCCTCGGAATTGCGCTGGTATTCGCCTAGCCAAACGTGAGCATATTTGTCCGGGTCACGCCGCCGATCGCGCTCCATGTCCCGGCGCAACTCATCGGGAAACCATGGATTGCCGTCGAAGTTGGCGTTGACCAGGATGAAGTCAGGATCATCCTTATTCTCACTGAACAGTCGTTCGATCGGGTCGCTCGCCAGATTGGGATTCCACGCAAACCACATTTCCGAACCGGATCGGAATGTCGGCGTCAGGATATCCAGCGACTTTTGCGATATCGTCTGCGATTCTTCGACCAGCGCCCGGGTAAATCCCTCCAGCGACTTGATCGACGTTGCGGTATGGTTCTGCAGCCCCCGGAAGATATACAGGCTATCGTTCGGGCCGGTGATCTCGCGCTCGGTGATCTTGAATAGATGCCCGACGCCTAGTGCTGAGATCTTATCCTCGATCAATTGCTTGACCGAATCCTTGATCGAGTTCTGGACTTCACGCAAACAGGCTGCGCGCGTATGCTGACGGATCGTTTCCTCTACCAGCATCTCAGCGAGGAAATGCGACTTGCCCGAACCACGACCGCCCCTTGCGCCCTTGAACCGCTTCGGCTGCAGGAGCGGGATGAATATCCTAGGCGTCGGTATCCGCAGGATCGACGATGATTCTTTCAACGCGGCTGATGACTTCAATGGGGTCGCCGTTCTCGCCGGTTAATTCAACCGCCTGGGGCGGCCTGCCAAACCCACGGTCCAGAATGGCTATCGACGCCGCTACTTGGGCGCTCTCGCTTTCGCCCTTCTCGGCCACACGGGCCAACGTAGCCATTGCAACGGCCGTATACTGGCGAGCCAGCTCGCCTAGCGTACCCTTCTGCTCACGGGTTGCGCGAGCCACGGAGCCCTTACGGCGCCCTGCGCCCTGTCTCTTGCCGCCACGGGGCTTGTTTTGATTATTCATTGATTGTTTTGATTTATAGCGCGGCAATCAAACCCCGCGCTGCTCCAAATACCGGGTGGCGCGCTCGATTGCCTCTCGGCTCGCCTCACTGAAGGAATAGGTTCCGTCGTCCGTCATTTGCAATTTCGGGAAGGCTATCTGCTTCATAATGGCATTGAATTCTTCGACGGTGACATAAGAACACTCGGTCATCTAGCCCTCGCCTGCTCTACGCGCAATCGCCGCTGTCTTGGCCCATCTCGCAGGGTGACGTGTCGGGTTCCGGTTGGCCTTTCCAGAATGCACGGTTCTGCCGATCGGTCGGATATCGGTTCAAGGCTCGTTCCATTGCCTTTTGGCTTTCAAGGTCGAAACGTGGACGGAATTGGAGAACATCGCCCATGATGACCTCATGAATTTAATCTGACTGGCCGGGCTTGATACCGGCTTTGTAGGTTTGTTTCGGCGTCAAGTCCCACCTGCTCATCGGGCATCCCCGATGGCTCAGCGATCAACCCATCAGCCCCGGGGCTTGGATACCTCACATATCCCCGTTGGTTAGCGTTTCCTTCAACGCCGCAGTCAGAACTAACTTCGAAGCGCCCGCATTAGGTGACGGGCAGCACATGGGCCTTCCGCGCGGTGCCCGCTTCGAATTGGTATCAGGTGGCGCGCTCGATCACTGAACCCGCCAGCCCTCCGGCAACTGACAATTCGCCGGGGCATCCTTGAACATAGGCGCGATCTGCGCGTCGGTGTAGCCGGCAAGACCGCAGCCAACGCGCGTCACAACAAACACCGCGTTGAATTGGCCGGCGAACGTCAAAAACGCACCGACGTGCGTTCTGATTGCATCGAGCGGCAAAGTCCGCAATTGTGCATCTTTGGTTGGGATGGCGTAGGAGTCGCCCTGCAAACCCTCACCTTGCCCATAAGTCGCACCGTGATGCTGCCGTGCGTACAGTGCTGCGCCCTTGCCGTGACGACCCGCAAGGTTTGATCCGAATACAAAGATGGTTCGCGGCATTACCAGACTACCCTCCTGCGATTGAACGCATCCGGGGCGAACCGTTGACACATTTACTCGGACGACACACCGAATGGACTGGCTCCGCATGAACAAGCCATGGGCTCAGGGGTGTAGGAGCGTCGCTTGATATGTCGTCCGATTGGAATTGGATATAATGGACCGCGCACTAGCATTCACGACGGGTGAAATGCCCCATCGTTGTTGCGCTCGGCAAAAGGAGCGCATCGCGCGCGCTCTGATCCAGACGCCATTACTATCTATGAGGTTTGTGCGGTTTGCGATTAACATTAGGGTAACTCCACGTTACCTTTTGGGTAACTTACGGCTTGAGTGATCGGACCAATCTCGCCGCAGCTCGCCACGCTTTTTCATACATGGGATTTGTGGCCTGGCCCTCAAGTGTCTTGGCCGCCGTCTCCAATGCCTGCCGTGCGATATCCTCGCGCTCTAATTGCTCGGCGGGTTTGGGTTTGATCGCTTCGAAACTTATCATCATCGTTGCCCCGTGGATTCGCCCATTCATTCCCAAGCGTAAATACCGCTCAGCGCGCCCTCTTTGTCGAAAACAATTTCCGTGAAAAGCCCGCCGCACCCGCGACCAATTACAAGGCAGGTGTATCCGGGCGGATAACTCTCCTCATTGCGGTGCCCCGGGCTTCCTCGGTGTCCCTGCAACCCGGCACGCGCGACCATAGCCCTCATCGTTTCAAGATCGGTCATCGGCGCTGTCTCCAAACCCCAAATCGTATTATATCACCTACGCCGCACGCACGCTGCATTCATGCATGTTGACGTATTGATTTTGCCCCAGCAGTTTTAGGCTTACCTTGCGGCCCTTGTTGTTCATCACCGTGGCACACATGTCGTTGAACTCGCCTTCGATAATGCGAATCCTGGCGCCGATCGGAATCTTGCCCTTGGCGATTTCATCCCATTCTCCGGCAAGGTATCGCTTCAACAGCCCCTCCACCCAATGAGATGGGAACGCAATGGGATTGCCAAGATTGGACAGCATCGATTCAACCGCCCTGCAATCGCGTACCGTGGCGAAGGACTGGCGCGGGTGGTCTACCTCGACAAAGACATACCGGCCCAGCACAGGACGATCCACGGCCCGCTTAACCCTTGCGTGCGAGGCCCACTTGCGCGCCTTGGGATAGAACGCGCGGAAGCCATGCGAGCCTAGTTCATGCACAGCCCTATTCTGCTGATTTGATCGGGTGACAACGCAATACCATTTTGCCGAGTCGGATAGGATGATCGGTTGATGCCCCAACGTCGTCATTGTGATGCCCCTCGTTATATCAAATAAGCCCACTCATGCGTGCCGCGATGTAAAACGTGACACTGCTCGCAAACAGCATTACTAACTGAAAAATGAAGTCACCCCTGCTGATGTGACGGACTACGTTGCGTGCCCCACCGAAAAACATCACACTAGCGGCAACCCAAAGCGGTATCGATATTGCGATCATAACCATGTCAGTCCCCTCGTTTGTATCGGATCAACTCGCGTTGCCAGTGGATGCCGGTGATGTGGTGCATGGCGTGCCTACCAGCGAATTACACCGCTATTCCGTAACTGCAACATCAGGTCTCCAGCAGCTAGAGCAAACCCATCCCGCACCCGGTCCCCAATAACAGCGGCCATAACGGCAGTCATTTTTTCCTTATCCAGAAATTCTTTGATCGCTGCGGTGATGAAGTGCTGATTATCGTTCACGTAGACGGCAATCTCCGTTTTCAATATCGGTTCGACCTGCCGAGAAATTTCTTCCTGGAACCAAGACAGAGATTCAACCGTTTCGGTCGAATATGTCGATCGTCCAGGCTTCGGGATGGTTCGCTTTTTAAAAAATTGGTCCTTGACCGCCTGCTGCACAAGCGACGAAAGAACCTCATCAGGCATCAGCGAGCCGATGTCGGTTTTTAGCTTTTCGAGAACCCGCTGCTTGAAATCTTCCATCGGATTCTGCTGAGTGGTCAATTCGGCCGTCATCGCATTCTCTCCGGTTACTACTCTTTGTTGGCAACAAGCCGCGCAATTCGTGACGGATCAGACTGGTATATCTTTGCGATTTCATCCCATGTCGGGGCAGGCTTATCGTGCGCGCGCTCCGTTTTGTTGAGAGACGTGAGCCCCCAATTTTCACCGTACACGGCTTTCAATTCGTCGAGGGACATGCGGTCCTCGCGGGGTGAGTCGATCATCAGAGGTTCGCTCTTTCCCCAATTCTCGAATTTCTTCTTCTGCTTTAGAGCGGCCACGCGATCATCAAGCGCAGTAACGATCTCGCTAATTGCCGGGGGCCATTTCTTGTCGCGCTGGATGCCAGTGCGCGGGTCTGTGACGTAGCAAATGACCTCATCGGGATACTGCTCGAACACCATACCGAGCGAAGCCATATAGCTCTCAGGATCGGTGTATTGATCCGTCCGATAGGCTGAGAACAACATGCGCTGGCGCTGCAAAATCAGAACTTTCCGCTGCCGTTCGTGCGATTTCTCGGTCGATGGCGGCAAGAAGGCTTCCGGATTTATTTGCAGGGTTTTCATTGCTGTCGCTCACATTTGCCGGCTGATCCGCCCAGCGTTCCTGGTTGATGAATGTTTCGGGATTGAGCCAAGATCGGTCAGGCGGCTTGCTGCGGATATACCGATCAAGGCCGTCCATGATTTCCATCCACGGGACCAACACCCCGCGCCTCGCAACGCCTTCGAGCTTGGCGAGCGCTTTCGGCTTTCCAACCTTGTTGGGGTACTTGTTCCAGAACTGCTCTCGAAAGTCCGCAGGCCAGTCCGACGGGAGCGCGTTCACGCGCGTTTCTTTCTTATCT